AATAAGGAGAAAAATATGAAAGCATTAAAAAGGTATACATTAATTCACTCAGCATTTTTAGATGCTGATGAGACTGCTACTGAAGTAGCGGTAATTGATCTTGAGCAGACTGGTCAGTCCAGAATTCAAGATCTTGAAGTCATCTTCAGGCTTACCAACAATATTGATGGTAGCTGGTCGATGGGACCTACATTACCTGACGGTAGTGAAAATGGTGATTGGGACGAAAGGGTTTGCAGAATTGTGCCCCTTAAAGTCTATAAAGGTCAGAGATATGGTCTGAGGTCAACTTCGGTTGGTGATCATGTTAAGACCGATTGTGGTGAGCTTTGGATTTGCTGTTCCATGGGATGGAAGCAAGTTGATGAGCTTGTTGAAAATAACTATAGAGCTGGGAGGGCTTAATGAAAATTAAACTTGAAAAAGTGGGATTGCCTGAACGAAAGTTCAGGCGTCCTAGAGCGTCAAAAGTGATGCGGTATGATGATGCTATTAACTCGATGCAAAAAGGTGAGTCGTTTGTAATCAATACTCATAAGGATTCGGTTGATGTACGTAACTGTATTAACTATTGGAAAAAGGAAGGCAATACTGCCATTTACACCGTTCGTAAAATGACGGAAGGAGAATATCGATGTTGGAGAATAGCATGAATACTGAAACAGGTATTTGCAACGAAATGCGATCCCAGGTATATACTTACTTAGATGATCTAAGAGAGTCTGGTGTCACTAACATGTATGGTGCAGCCCCTTACATTAAAGATGAATTTGGATTAGACAAGTACCAGTCCAGAACCATCTTAGGTGAGTGGATGCGCGATTTTGAAGCGCGTTTATCAGCTGGTGAAGTCAGTTGAATAAAATTGAAATGTTACTATAATAATAGTATGTTTAATCAAAATACAAAGGAGGTAATTATGATAAAACATTTTTGTAATAACGAAGAAAATTGTGACACTAAAGATTGTGTTGTATGTCTTCTTCCAAACGTTGTATGTGAATCTAGTTTTACTAGATCAAGATACTTAGAAGGCCCTTGCTGCGAAGCTTGTGAGCATAATGAAGCGATGATTAACTTCACTAAACCTAATTGGGGTAAAGATGAAGTTTTGCATTACATCAGAACGGAAACATTCAAAGCTAACTTTGGTGGGGGTGCTGCATAATGAATCAAGTAACTATTAATATGCAACAACATGGGGTCTTAATTGACCCCACATCTAGGAGTATAAAGCTAGTAGAAGTCTCCGAAAAAGTCTCCCTAAAAGAGTGTTACAAACTACTAGAGTGCGACATGATAGAGATGGCTAATCCGAACTCAACATTTGTTGATTGGAGAGACACACTTATTGTAGATGAGGAAGGACTGCTTAAAGAAGGGCAGGAGTTTTTCAAGATAGGTGGCCAAGCTTATGCCGGAAAAGGTCTTTTGTTAGCTACAACAGAAGAAGGGGACCTAACCGGATGTGTATCTGACTTAGACAACATCGTCAAGTCTGTTCAATTCCACGAAGCAATTGAACTCATTTAAGTAGTACCCCCCTACTACAGTCTCTTGCAGCTCGGAGACTTTCTAAACGAGCTGCGACCCACTCAGATTCGGGGCAGGATTTTTTCCAGATATAGGGGATCTAGATAACAGCGTTCAGTGAGCGGTCTCTCAAAGGGTTGAAACTTTTTCTGAGAACCCGTATCTAAAAAATTTTTGCGCGCTAAAAAATAGTTGAAAGGGGGGTCTGATTATATTATAATATGGCTATAATACGGAGAATAATATGAACAAAGAAATAGAAAGAAAATTAGAAGCTTGTCGGTTAGATAAGGGAGTAGAACTTAAAGATGGTCCTATTGAAGGTACATGTATGGTATATGGAGATTGGTCTACCACAGTATTTGAGTTCTTAGATACACTGGTATGCAATCCTAAGACCCATAAGAAGATGCCTAAGTGGCATGAAGACTTTATGGTCATACCTACTATCAATGCTTTGTATGATGAGATTAAACATACATGGCCCTCAAAGACTGATTAAAGCTACATATTTATGTCTTTAGGCCGCCGGGTCCATATACAAGAAGTGGACCTCGGCCTTATTTGAGGCTATAATATACGATTATAGGAGAATATTATGAATCTTAATCATCTTAACGTATCACTCGTTAAATCAGCATTACGTATCGCAGCCGGAGCATATCTCATCTTCGGAGCTTTGGTTACCTGCGGTATATTATTAATAGTCGCCGAAGCACTCGGTATCTTAGAAGAAATAGTAGACGATAGATAGTGCAAATAGTTAAACGTTATTCTAACTGTTACATACTTAAAGATCTTGTTACTGATGTTGATCATAACGATTGTTTTAATAATCATGTCATGGACTTTAACTTCCCTGATACGCATAAGCATTGGGTATTAGGTCAGTATGAATGGAATAATCAGTTTGACGATACATCTATACATGAGTTTTTATTTAATAATGTCGATGAGTTAGATAGTTCATGTACTATACGTCGTGGTTTTCATGAGGTTGGTTACGGTCAAGCCATTCCCCCTCACTCAGATGTTAATCATATTGCAGGGTTAACTATCTTTCTTAATGAAGTATGGGATGAAGATTGGGGTGGTCATAACGTTTGTATGCGAGAACCGGCTGCCGACGGCGTTGGCGCCTACGGCGATAGTATAATAACCGCACCTTCTTATGGAATGGGTGTCTTAGTTATAGCACCTTGTGTACATTTTACACTCCCGGTGTTCCAAGACAAGAAAAGACGTACAATACAATTCTTTTATGACAGATAAGTGGCTTAACATCAATTATACGTACTATAACAACTATGATTTGTTCATGGAAGTAGTAGAACACTATAAACCTTACGAAAAGTACTTCGATTTCACGGTAATCGATGATGGATCTCAAGATGAGCCCTTAACCTCGGAGAATTTACCGGAAAATTGGAAGGGGTACCGGGTAGAACAGGATTTAGGGTGGGGAAACGAGGTTTGCCGTAATATTTTGATGAGAAAGACCAATTTTATGTGGAACGCACTACTAGATATGGATATTGTTATTGATTTTAATGATGATAAGTGTAAAAAGATGTTAATTGACGGTGATTTTCTTAAATTCTATGGTCCGATGTTTAATATCCCACTAACCTTTCAGTTTTTTCGTGGAGCTCGCACTTTCTATGAAAATTTAAAAGAAGATCCGAGCAGAAAACATCAATGTCTTAATAGTTTTATAATAAGTAAGGAAGCTTTTAACAAAACGTACGGTTATGATATGACTCTTGCATGGATTTACGGTTCTGATTACACATTACCACTTCAGATGGCCGGTGAATGTCTTGCCGTTGATACAAGGTTAAAGAAAATAGCTGTACAAGCATCACCTGGTAGTGAACGTTTTGCACCTAGAGATAGTGCTGCATATAAAGAACTATTTAAAATACAAAAGAAAAACTACCAGAATGGGTATACAGATAAGAATGGTATATGGATTGATCATAACCAATATGTAAAAAACTGTAAAGATTACCCTAAAGTAGTTGACTTATAGTATAAAAGTTCATATAATATGGACTTAGAAGTAAATACGTGGTGTATTTACATTAATTATGGAGAAGACATATGTCTATTTTTGATAAAGTATATAATACATTAGTTGTAGAAGGTAATGAAAGAACAGCCGCTCAAATGGCTAACTTTTATAATACTTCAACAGCAACTATTAGAGCTCGAATCTCAGATTTAAGATCTAATGGTGTTGCAGTATATGCAAATAGCAAAACTGATTCTAAAGGAAGAACTAAAACTTTCTATAGAGTAGGTACACCAACCAGAGCTGTTGTAGCTGCTGGATATAAAGCATTAAGAGCTGCTTCTTAATTGCTTTCGGCGTCATAGTCGTTACTATGTCAAGGTGGTTACTTAAAGCCCACGGGAGGATGAAAAGCCTCCCTTCTTTTTATAAAACAGTTGATTTTAAATACGTCTGAGTATATAATATAGTAATATATTAGGAGAAAAATTATGTTAAACTTAACTGAACATTTAAATAATGTACGCGACGCAGGAAGTTTAGGTGAAAGAAAAGAAGCTATGGTTACTATGATCATAGAGTCTCATGCTAAAGCTGAAACTAAAACTAAAGCGATGCAAAAAGTAGCGAACGAAACTAACCCAGAAAGATTATTATCTTTTGCATATAACTATGCAATGTCTGGTGAAGGACTAAAGGTCGTTTAATGGGTATGATAAACGCTGTTAATTCTTTACGTTATGATATGCATGGACGTAAAAGAAAGACTAATAGTTTATCTAAACCTAAAAAGTCTCATAGCTTCAATACCTCCAGAAACTATGAGGCGCCCTCCCGGGCCGCTGAGCCTTCTTATATGTCTGATTTAAGAGATCTTAAAGCTAGATTAGAAAGTGAAGAGCAAAGGGTTAAACGTATTAGAGAGGAAAAGGCTTTTAAAGAAGAACAACTTAAAATTTCTTCTAGTTATGCAATAGCTCCAGCCTATAATAAAGGAGCGTATCAAGTGATACCTAAATCTGATTTAAAATATATAGGAAAAAAATAATTATGGAAAATCCAAAAGTTCAAGAAAATTATGAAAGAGTAATGAAGTCATTTGATAAAGTAGATGAATCAGCTAATAGAGTATTTAATGCTATCTATTTTTTATATGGTGCATTTGTTATGGGTATTACTATTATGCTTATTGAGGCGTTTACTGCATAAATAACTATATGCCTAACATAAATCGTAAAAGACTAACAGATAATGGTTATGTTATCTTAAGGGATATTATACCTATTGAACTAATTGAAAATATAATAGATTTTGCGAACGATAATATTGATCAGTTTGAGACTGATGAAGAAGATATTTTATTTAAAACTGAATATAAATGCTTTAATGCAGGATTTATGAATAAAATACAGACACACAATGGTATAAATAATCCATATGCAAAGATGCATTCATTTTTACTTGATTTAATGCAAGAAAAATTTGGATTAAGGCTTATTCCTACCTTTCATTTTGGAAGAGTTCATCTAAATGATTCTAAAGGTATGAGATGGCATGTTGATAGACTAGCATGTGAAGTATCTGTAACTATGCCATTTGCTTATTCTGGACCGCCTTGGCCTATATGGCTAGAAGCAAAAAACGGTAAGCAAAAAGTAGATCTTAAAGTTGGAGATATTTTGGTTTATAAAGGATGTGAAATTCCTCATCATAGAGAACCATATAATAATGAATATGCTTTTCAACACTATTTTCATTATATAGATGTTGAATCAGAAGTAGGTTCTTTTGCCCAGTATTTTGATACTAGTAATCAAAGTTATTGGCCTGGAAATATTGATAGATTAATATTAGATAATAACTTGCCTGATATAAGAGATAAAGAAATAGAATTTTACAAGGAGAATATAAATGGCTAATGGTATAGATGATTATATTACTGATGACCCTTCTCTTGCTGATTATGCAATAGAAAAATATAAAGTTTTACCTGACTCAGATGTAATTGAATCAGGAAACTACTTGTTATGGACAGAAAATCTTTTTGAGGCACCTGCTAATGTTGAATATTGGGAAAGATTTCTCTATACAAATATAGATATTGCATTTACTGAGCTTGATAGAATGACTGATTACGGTGAATTAGATAATCCAGAAGTTTTGCTTGTTTTAACTCAAGCTTATAATTCTGATAATCCCAAAGTGATTAGATTCTGGAAAAATAATAAATTATACATTAATGGTATTGATTTTACTCTTAATCCACAAGGACATCCTATACCCCGTTCATATTAATGAAACAAGCTCATCCTTTTTCTGCTAAATTTCCTATTAATGATTTATTATCTCCATTTAAAGATCAGATTATAAGTGACTACTATAATGCTTTAAAAAAAGGTGATGGTTCAGGGTATAGTAAAAAGGTAAAAATACAAGCTGTACTAGATATTATAAAACCATTATGGACTGATATTGTAAGCTATCACTTTCATCCCCTCCCTCTATCTCAACCTGAATTTAAAGTTTGGTTATATGCTCAAAATAATACAAACGGTAGATCAGTATGGCACAATCACCCTGAAGCAGAATTAAATACAGTTTTTTATTTAGATGTTCCTAAAGAAGGTGGTGGGCTTCAACTACTTAATGTTAATCCATCTATTAATAAATTTAAAGAAGAAATAATTCAAGTAGAAAATAATAAACTATACTTAATGCCATTTTGGTGGTATCATAGACCACTCCCACAAAAAGATTCAAAAGAAAGATTATGTTTTAATATTCAATATCATTCAAAAGATAGAATTAGATTAAGACAAAGAAATGGAATTATTTGGTAAAAGGAGTTGACCTTTTGCGCTCTAGCGACTATAATATAGTTATAAATTAATTGATATATTATAAAAAGGAGAAATATTATGTCACATGAAGTTGAAACTATGGCGTACGCTGGAGAATTACCTTGGCATGGACTCGGTCACGAAGTCCCTGCTGATCTTTCGCCCCAGCAAATGATGGAAGCAGCTGAACTTGATTGGTCAGTTGAAAAACAAACCCTTGTTACTTTAGAAGGTGCAGAAGTACCTGAAAAGAAAGCATTGGTTAGATCTTCTGATAATAAAGTATTAGATATAGTTGGTAAGAACTGGAACCCAGTTCAGAATATCGAAGCTTTTGAATTCTTTGATGACTTCGTCAGATCAGGAGATATGCAGATGCATACAGCTGGCTCACTTAAAGGTGGTCAAATTGTATGGGGTCTTGCTAAAGTAAATGATTCGTTTGAATTATTCGGTGGTGATAAAGTTGATTCATATCTTTTATTTACTAATCCACATAGATTCGGTCAATCTATTGATGTTAGATTTACACCTATTAGAGTAGTTTGTAATAACACTCTTACTCTTTCTCTTAGTCAAGAGGCTAATAACGTTGTTAAACTTAATCATAAGAAGCAGTTTGATGCTGATGAAGTTAAAAGAATGTTAGGTGTTGCTGAATTCAAGATGAATCAATATAAAGAGATGGCTCAGTTCTTAGGTACTAGGCAGTTTAAATTAGATAACGTTAGAGAATACTTTAATGATTTATTCCCTACTTACTCTAAGAAAGAGTCAGACGAACTTGTAATATCTAGACCTGGTCAAAGGTTAGAAGAATTACTTAACTCTCAACCTGGAGCTAACTACGCTCAAGGGTCATGGTGGTCAGCTTTTAATGCTGTTACTTACTATACTGATCATGAGAGAGGTAATGACTCAGATGCAAGACTTCAAAGTGCTTGGTATGGTCAATCTAAAAACCTTAAGATTAAGGCATTAGAAAAGGCTTTAGAGTATGCAGAAGCTGCCTAATTGGTTAAACTCAAAAGATCTAAGGGATGCGGTTAACAGCCGCACCCCTTTTTATATACCTAATGCTGTCCCTACTCTTAACTATAAGTGGGATGATGTTATTGAACTTATTAATATGGATAAGCAATTAACAAGGTATATGAAAGCAGGTGGTTTTCTTATTCACTTCTTAAACGATAAGTTTCAAAGTATTGTAGATCTTGCCGAACAATTACAAAATACATTCCCTTCCCGTACTGGTGATATGTCAGTACATCTTTATGGCTCATTATCTGCTGAATCAGGCTCACATGGAAGGCATAAAGATACAGCTAACGTGTTTTTTATACAAGGTTCTGGTAGAACTAAATTTGCATTTGATGACGGAAGTAGTTATAATTTATATAACGGTGATTTACTTTATATACCGTGCGGTGTATATCATGATCCCGAACCTCAAGGAGCCAGGTTTGGTTTCTCGATAGGATTAGAGGAAGGTAGATATGAATGAATTATTAGTAGCGACGGTAATTGGTATAGGTATGCTTGCGCAGTATATTGGTTATAGACAAGGGCATAAAGACGGAGCAGGTCAAATGTATGATATGCTTTATAGTCAAGGTAGAAAAGAAGGTAAATTTATAATAATAAAATTAATGCATGAACCAGGAGTAGATAATGGACGTAATTTTTGACGTAGATGGTACATTAATGGATTTAGATCATAGGAGAAAATTCCTAGATGGTTCTATGGGTAGAAAAGATTGGTCTGGTTTTGTAGATGCTACTAAAGATGATACTCCTAAAGATCAGATTCATTCTGTTGCTAAAGCGCTTGCAGCGCAGGGTCATAGAATAGTTATTTTAACTGGTAGGAATCAAGCACAGCATGATATTACTGCTTTACAGTTAAAAGATATTCCTTATGATACTATGATTATGAGACCTGATGATAACTATGATGCTGATCAGGATCTAAAATCAGGTATGCTTGATCATCTAATAAGTTTAGGCTATAATCCTACATTAGTATTTGATGATAGAGATGCTGTTGTAAATATGTGGAGAGATAGAGGACTTATTTGCTGTCAAGTAGCTCCTGGAGATTTTTAATATGGAATATATCAAAGAAAAAATAAATATATGTAAAGTTCATTGGAGAGAGATATTTGCTATGTCATTTATTCTTCATTTTTTTATGGACTGGATAGTATTCGGCCTAGGTGTATTATTAGGAATGCATATAGGACATCATTAGGAGCGTTTATGGGACAATATGACGAAAGAGTAGAAAGACAGAGACTTTTATTAGAAGCAGAAGAATGGGCTAAGAATGTTAATTGTATTCATGCTCATAGTCTAAATTCAATGTGGTATGATAATAGACCTCAAGATACTAGTAAAGGTAAAAACGTCTGTGATGTTGAGTATAATAATGGGCTAATTAAGAGAACTTGTCAAGACGGTTCAATAGTTTATTTTGGTAAAGAATTAAAAGGTGATGCATTAATAGATGCTTATAGCCGTTCTTAAAGTAGTATAAATAATAATATGAAGGTGATAAAATCTAAAGTATGTACTGTGGTCGATGGCATCTTTTCTGATGCTCAATTAGAAATAATGGATAACTATTTTGCAAGTTACCCTTTCTGGGGACTAGGTTATGATATGCAAGAATATGGAGCTAAGTCAGCCACATTATGTAAATCTCTTAAATGGGAACAATGGGTTGGGTTTCATGCTATAATTCAAGATATAAATGATATAATGCAAACAAGGTTATTAGAGATTGGTATTGAAACACCATTATTCTCTAGAGCTTTAATGAATAACTTTAAGTTTGGTGACTCACCTATGTTTCATAAAGACTCACCTAATAACCCAGAGGGTTTAACTTATATGGTATATCCTAATATGTGCTGGGATTATAACTGGGGTGGTGAAACTAAATTTGCAGATGAAGAACATAATGTAATTGATTGTGTTAATCCTAAACCTGGTAGAGTAGTTATCTTTGCAGGCAATATTGATCATGCAGGAATTGCACCTACTAAAATACATGAAGGTTATGGACGTTTTTCAATTGCTTATCAAGACCCGCTTGGTTTTCCTAAAAGTGAAGAAAGAAAAACTGTAGCAACAGAAGATATAGAGAATACGTCTTTTGTCTCTTTATATGGTGATAATTTTAAAAGGCTTAAATAATGGATGAATTATCAAAGTTTAAAAATAAAAAAGTGAAACTAAATTTCTTTCAAAGAATTTATAGAAAGTTATTAGTTAAATATAAATTATGGAGAATGAGAAAGAATGACCCTTTCATTTATGAAGAATGATTTATTTTAATGGATGTAGTTATACATATGGAATAGGTACTGGTAGGCACGATACGTTACAAATTTGCAGCAAGTATTGTTACCCTACAGTAGTTTCTAATAATTTAGATATAGAAGTTGTTAATGAGGCAGAACCAGCTTCGTGCAACTTTAATATCTTTAGGAAAACAACTAAGTATTTAAGTTCTAATAATCCAGAAGCTGTAGTTATAATGTGGTCTGATCCGTTAAGGTTTGAACTTTTTAAACCTGAACTCTGGGATAACAGTCATTTTGATTGCGGCATTAATCAAATTACTCCTCAAAATACGCAAAATATAAAAGATTATTATGTAAGAGAAGCACTTGAAGGATATTTTGGCTTTATTGCTAATGAATCTAAATTAGCATTAGATACTTTAACTATGATGGCTAATATTCAACTACTTTGTGAAGCTAAAAATATACCAATTTTACAAATGCATTATAAATCTAATTTAGAACGATATATAAGACATAGTATGGTTCTAGATACTAATGTAAGAGATAATAAGTTATTATTAGATAACATTAACTATTATATTGATTTTTTTGATACAAAAGATCATGTATATGGTTATAAACCTCAAGACATGCACTCATTTGAAACATTAAGAAAGGAAAATAACTTACCTAACTCTTTATTTAGTCTGGGGCATCCAGGAAGAGAAGCTCATAAATTTATGGGTGATTGGGTAAGTACTTATTTAAAAGAAAATGACTTTATTAGTTAACGGTTGTAGTTTTAGTTATGGTGATGAGTTACAGAATCCTGAAGAAGAAAGGTATTCTACTCATCTTGGCAAGCTTCTTGACATTGATGTTGTTAATAAAGCATGGCCTGGATCTTCAAATGAAAGAATATGGCGCACGACTAAAGAGCAACTATTTAAAGATAGAAACATTACAAAATGTTTAATATTATGGAGTGATATAGCAAGAGTAGAAAATGTTCACTTAGATAACCATTTAATTAATTATAAGTGGGAATTATCTAGGCCTGATCCCTATTTTCAATTTTCTCCAGCTAGATTAGATTCTGATCCTTGGAAAGTTCTTAAAACTGAGTATGAGGATTATTATTCTAAAGTTTATACAAACGAAACAGGAATTTGTAAAACCTTTTTTTATATGTATGATATTGTTATGACATGTAAACTTTTAAATATTGATTATTATCAAGGCTGGTTTCATCAAGGAAACAAGTATACAATATCAAAAACTTTTAACAACCGTAATCTAGGTCTTAAGACAGGCTTAGAGTTTGTGGAAAATTATGTACTTGATTTAAAAGAAATACTAACAGGTAATCAGAGAATAGGGTTTGATAGCCGTTCTCTGTCTTTTAATGAATTTACAGAAAAAAATAATTTAGATAAAATGCCACTAGGTCATCCAGGACCAGAAGCGCATGAGGAGTATGCTAAATATTTATACGAAAATTTTATGAGGTGATTTATGTATTTAGGATGGAGTGAAGGATTTCATGATGCAGCAGCATCTGTAATCGACGAAAACGGCAACATCGTATTTGCCTCTCATTCAGAGAGGTTTTCAGGTAATAAGCATGAGAAATATGTCTCATCTGAGCTTAAAGAGTATATTAATAATAACTTTGATATAAAAGTTAATTCTTTCTTTGAAAAACCATTTCTTAAAAAAACTAGGCAGTTATATGCTGGTCAATTTAATACTGTTTTTTCAAAAAGACAATTAGCATGGGAACCTAACCAAACTCATCATCATCATAAGTCGCATGCCGCAGCAACGTTTCAAACTTCTAATTATGATGAAGCAGCTGCTGTAGTAGTTGATAGTATTGGTGAATGGGATACAACAACTATATGGAAATGTAGTTATGATAAAGATGGTTATGCTCAATACAAAAAAGTATTTTCTAAAAGCTATCCTAATTCAATAGGTCTGTGGTATACTGCATTAACTCACTTTGTAGGACTTAGACCTTTAGATGAAGAATACATCTTTATGGGTATGGCTGCATTTGGTAAGTATAAAAAAGATTTACTACCTAAACTTTTTAGTTTGTTTAGTCATAATTTACATAAAGGTATTCCTAAATCAATGGTTAAAGCAATGGGCCTTGATAGATATAAACCTGCTGATATTGCCTTCAATGCACAAATTATTTTAGAGAATAAATTAGAGTTTTTATTTGATAAAGCTTTAACATATTCTGATAATGTTGTTTACGGTGGCGGGGTGGCTCTTAACTGTGTAGCTAATACTAAACTACATGAGCAATGTCATGGTAACTTATGGATATTTCCTAATCCTGGTGATGCAGGGGGCTCGCTTGGCGCTGCCGCTTTAGCCTACGGCAAAAAAGTAAATTGGGAACATCCTTACCTTGGTTTTAATATAGAACCATCTAAACCCATTAAAGCATTAGCTAGAGATATAGTTATTCATATTAAAAAGTATGGTATGTGTGGTGTAGCTGTAGGTCCTGCTGAATTTGGCCCTAGAGCACTTGGTAATAGATCTTTACTTGCTGACCCGAGAGGAGCTAATGCACAAGATCAAGTTAATACTATAAAACGAAGACAAAAGTTTAGACCTTTTGCTCCTGCTGTATTAGAAGAAGATACTATGAAACATTTTGCACCATCTTATGTTTCACCGTATATGCAAATGGTAGTTGATTGTATTGATCCTAATCTACCTGCTGTTACTCACAAAGATGGCACATCAAGAATACAAACCGTTTCTAAAAACGAACCTACAATCTTTAGAGCAATTCTAGAGGAATGGAAGAAGAGAACAGGCTGTTCAGTTCTTCTTAATACTTCTCTTAACATAAGAGGTGAACCTATGGTAAATAATATTTCCGATGCAAATAGGTTTGAAGAGAAGTACGGGGTTAAAGTCTTTTATTAACCCTTAATTTGCCTAAATATAGGCAATATGGAAACCTTTTTAGAATTAGTCGGCGAACTCGGAGCTCCCATTGCTGGATCCTTAGTGATGGGCTTCTTTATTTTTACCGTTATTAAACAAATTCTAGAAGGAATTGTTGACGATATTAAGACGTTAACAGGTTTCTGTAAAATGCTTGAAAATAGAGCACGCACTATGAGTAATGAGATGATTAAAATAGATCTTCTTGTTAGTAGTGCACTTGAGTTAAAACCCGATATCGAAAGAATTGCTCGTGCTGAGAATTTTATCGAAGATGACAAGTTGGATGTAAGGAGAGACTAATGGATGATATAGTTTTAGTCGCATCTGAGGATCCTACTTTAGTACAACTTGTTAATGATTATGGCTTTCCCGTTATAATGTCAATAGGTATGGGGTATTTCATTTATTATGTATGGTGGTTCATTGGAGAACATATTGAACCTCAAATAGAAGAAATGCACATGGCATTGATAAGAGTAATTGATCAAACTAGAATGCTTGATCAAGATCTTATTCGACTTCAACAAAAAGTTAATGTAGTATTAGAATACAGAGAAGTGGAAAAATTAAAGGAAAAAGTCAATGAAAAAGGTAGTCGTAAGTAGCTTATTTTTAATTACATCATCAGTATTTGCTCAGGAAATAGTCCATGAGTTTAAAAATCCATCATTCAGTGGAATTGGTCAGGGTGCGCATTACCTTACAATAGAAAACCAAGAACACTCAAGAAAGAAAGCGATACAAGAAGCTCTTGAATCAGCTAGAAAAACAGCTGAGAGAGAAGCAGAAAATACCACCTTAGCTAAGTTCATTCGTAACTTAGAATCAAGAATTTACGCACAGTTCGCTAAACAATTAGTTGAATCAATGTTTGCTAATGATAGCCCTGCAGGGTTCGGATCATTTGCTTTAGAAGGTAATATTATTACTTGGGAAGTTATTACGGATGAATCAGGTGCAGAGTTTATAAGATTAACGGTAGTATCAGAAGACGGTACTGAAACAGTAATAGAGATACCAGTAGGTACAGGAAACTTCGGACAAGATCCAGACAATGGTTAGATATCTTTTAGCTTTAGTATTACTCTTACAAGGTTGTGCACAAATGCCTCAGTGGTCTGAGGGTCCAGCTAACTGTGAATACGGAGAAGGTAAATATGCCCAAGGATGGAATACTGACTTTGATTCTGATGGTATATTAAACGATGATTTATTTGGTATAGTCAAACAAGGTTATACTGGTACTCGTAAATATATTGAAACAAAGCAAATATGTGTAGAAAAAGCTGAAGTAGTTAGATTACCTTCTTACCTAGAATTATTACAACTACCTCCAGCAAAAGAAATGCCAGTTGTTACCGTTTATAATTTTATAGATAAAACAGGGCAAAGAAAAGCTAGAGAAGGAATAGCTGATTTCTCTACCGCTGTAACTCAAGGTGGTGTAGAAATGGTTATTGATGCTCTTAAAACAGCAGGTAATGGTACCTGGTTTAGAGTAGTAGAAAGAAATGGAATAGATCACTTAGTTAGAGAAAGACAAATTATCAGATCAGCAAGAACTGATATGGCAAATAAAACAGGTCAAGATGATAAAGGTATTCAACCATTATTATTCGCTGGTATAATTATAGAAGGTGGAATAATAGGGTATGATACTAATATCAAATCTGGAGGACGAGGTGCTCGTACTCTAGGAATAGGTTATAGTAAACGATATCGTCAAGATGTTGTTACGGTTTCAATGAGAGCAGTGTCGGTTCTCACTGGTGAAATATTATTAAATGTTCAAACGAGAAAGACTTTACTGAGTTATGGCTCAGGAGGAGACGTCTTCCGTTTTATCGAGCAAGGAACTCAATTAGTCGAGTTTGAAGATGGTGTGGGAAATAATGAATCGGTGACATACGCGGTACGTACAGCTATTGAAGCTGGAGTACTGGAATTAATCTACCAGGGCCACGATAGAGGGTACTGGGTAATAGAGGATGGTCATAGACATCCGCACCAAAGTAATGGTACGAATGACTTGCATTCTCACAAAGAAAAGGTAAACGAAAATGAATAAACTTATAAGTATAGCATTGCTATTGTCGACTTCTTTTGTTTTCGCGCAAGCCACTGATGATAACGAAATTTTAATCGAACAAACTGGTGACACCTTAAAGTTATACATAGACCAAATTGGTTTTGGTAACAAAATAGGTGGAACTGATTTTTCTAGTTCAAGCTCAGATATGTTAATAACTGGTGCTACTCTAGAGTTTGATTTAGATTTTTTAGGCAGTCAAAACATTTTATTTGGTTCAGTTACAGCTGATAGTTCATACTATAAGCTAGATTTTACTGGCGATTCAAATGAAATAGATTGGAGTATTGGTGAAACTGGAAGTTCAGATTCATCTAATATTAACTTTGACGTAACCGGAGATTCTAATACTTTTGATTTAGATCAAGGTTATGTAGCAAGCGCAGAAAGATTAGATGCTGATCTAATATTATTAGGTAGTTCTAATATATTTGATATAGATTGGGAAGCTGATGATATAACATGGAATTTTGATATTACTGGAGATAGTAATAACATTAATACATTACAAAATGACGGTTCACAGTCCTTAACTGTTGAACTTAATGGTGATTCAGCTGATATAGATATTAACCAAATTAGTGGTACATGTACACCTGCTGCAACAGGGTGTTCTACTCCAAACGCTACTATTAATTTAGATATTACATCTGATAATGCTACAATACAAATTAATCAAAAAGACGCAGCTAACGATTCTTAATTTGTTACTCATCAATGGGGTCTTTGCCGACCCCATCGGTGACATAATTGAGCAGACCGGTGCCGGTCAAATAGTTAGAAATAACGACCAACTTATCCTATCAAAGGATTTTCTTCCAGAAATAGAGTTATATGATACCGCTGAAACTGCTAACGGTAGAATGCTTATTGAATTTAAAGATGAAGCAGAATTAGCTCTTACTGAACATACAAAAATTTTAATAGACGAAGTCATTTATGATCCGGATCCTAGTAAGTCAAAAATGACTATGCAATTTGTTCAAGGTACAGCAAGATTTGCATCTGGTAAACTTGCTATAATGAACAAAAAAAATATAGATATAAAAACACCTACTGCTACTATTGGTATTAGAGGAACAGATTTTACAACTACAGTAGATGAAATAGGTAGGTCATTAATTATATTATTACCAGATGAAAACGGGGACGCATCTGGTGAAATAACAGTTACTAATTTAGGTGGTACAATAACTTTAAATGAAGCATATCAAGCTACAATGGTTAATACTTTAGATACACCTCCTAGTCAAACTTTAACGCTTAATAACATTACACCTAATATGATTGATAATATGTTTATTGTTAATCCACCACCTGAAGTAAAAGAGCAAATAGAAGAAGAAGCAAGAGCAGATATGAATCAAGATCAAGGTATACTTGATGTTGACTTTTTAGAATATGATGAACTAGATAAAGATTATGATGATTATGCTAACGACCCAGAATATGATGCAAGAAACGGTAGAATAGACATTGATTATCTAGCTGGTGACTTCTTACCAGATTTATTAGATGCTGTAGAAGAGTTATTAAGAACAACAGAAGAGTTAGGTGATGCTCAAGCAGGAACAGGTAATATTGGTGGCTGGGCTCTTAAAGGAGCTCAATTTGGTTTAAATAATGATAGTCAATATAATGTATTTGAAGAAGATGGTAAGCTTGTAGTTTATAGAAATGTTAATGGAGTTATTAGTATTACATTTGGAGCAGGAGCAAGCTTTAGCTTATCAACTGACGTTGATGGCTATCAAGGTACTATTCTTGGTAACGGTGGTGATGATATAATCATAGTAATTAAACAAGCTAACTAGTTGATTTTTATGATAAAAGGCTATATAATATGAATAATATTAAAACAGAATATTTATGGATGCTTAAACCTATCTCTGATAAAAGAAAAAAGATAAGAGATGAAGCAAAAATAAAAGATGCTAGAAGAGCAGGAGTATTATTATGCCAACAAAATTTAAACCGTCAGCAAAAAAATTCGTAAGAGGTGGAAGTCCTGCGAATGCACCTATAGAACATTTTTATATTAAGCAAACTCCTAAACAGGAACTTATTGACTATATAAATAATGGACAGAAACCAAAAATAAAGCAGAAATGCAGAAATGAACTAGCCCGAAGAGGCGTTAAATTAGTTTGGGAATAGATGGCGACTAAATCTAAATCATATCAATCAATGCATACACCTACTGCTGGAATCAGGGGTAAAAAAACTTCGCAAGGAAGAAATAATGTAGCTAGAGCTACAATGAATAAAAACAAAAAAAGATCTTGGAAGAAATATAGAGGACAAGGATGAGGAATATTTGGAACACCTTTTTTAAATATTGGATAAGACCATGGACAATGTCTATGTTAATTGCTATACCAGTTTTTGCTGGTCCTACTGATGATAATCATGTTCATGTAGAGCAAGTAGGCAGTGGAGATAATTTTAGCTTAAATGTAACTCAAATTGGATATGGTAATGAAATTAATTTTTCATTTGATCACGCTAATAATTCTTTTACATTCGAACAAAACGGTGGTGACAATTATATAGGTTGGGTTTCATATTGGGGTTCAGGTTTAAGTTGGGGTGGTGATGTAGACGGTTCAGGTAATACTGAATCAGTTGAACAATGGAATGGTGCAACGTATGGCAGACATATATGGGGTAATAATAATACTGTAGACGTTTATCAAAGCGGTACACATACCCATTGGATTGATATTCATGCTAGTGAAGTAGATCATGAAGCATGGCAAGAAGGAACAGGCTCACATTATAGTCATGTTTATTATTACGGTTCATCATCTTATTCAGATACATCTTTAATGCAAAAAGGATCTGGTTCTCATTCAGCTAGTATTATCTTACAAGGTTCTGAAAATACTACACTTAATCTTTTACAGCAAGGATCTACTAATCAATCATACTCATTAACTCAGAATTGTCAAACTGTAGGTGGTTGTACTGTTTCTGTCTCACAAGGTAACTAATTGAAACTCTGGCACGCCGGAATAACATTACTAGCTCTTTTATCTTTAAGAGTAGCTGATCCATTTTTATTAGAAGCAACAAGATTAAATTATTTTGATATGCTTCAACGTAATCACGAAGAGAAAATATCTGAACAAATAATATTAGTTGATATAGATGAAAAGTCTATACAAAAATTAGGTCAATGGCCCTGGCCTAGAAAAGAACTAGCATTTGAACTTAATAATATACCTCCTAATAACCTCGTTGCTCTTTCTGTTATTCTTTCAGAAAAAGATAGATTCAACGGGGATTGGAACTTAGCAGAAACTCTTCAATATTATCCTTCTATATTAGCTACAGCTCCTACCAATCAAATACAAACAGAAAAAGAACTTCATGTCGGTACAGCCACTTTAGGAAGAGTACCAGCTCAAGAATATACTTTAGATTTTCCTGGTATCTTAATACCATGGGAACCTCTAGCTAATTCAGCAAACGGTTACGGTTCTATAGGCGCCTTGCCTGATGTTGATGGAGTAGTAAGAAAAGTACCTATAGTTGTTTCAGCTAATAAAAAGGTATATCCTTCTTTTGCTTTAGAAATTCTAAGAGTTGCCGTTGGCGATATTTCATATCAAATAAAAACTAACGATGTTGGTATAGAATGGGTACGTATCCCTGCGTATGATAAGATCTCTACATTAGATAATGGAACTGTATACAACACATATTGGAACAAATTTAAACGCGTTAGCTTAGGGGATATAAGGGGAGAGAGTATACCAGAAGGTAGTATCTTGATAATAGGAGCTACCTTTGAAGGTACTAATATAATTCCTACTCCAGTTGGTGCAATGTATCCTCACGATATTCAAGCTAACTTAGTTAAAACAATAATAGACGGTACTGTTATTACTCGTCCCAACCATTTCTTTTTCTTTGAGCTAATCGCTCAAGCACTTCTTGGTCTTCTTTGTCTCGTTCTATTAAGTCGAGCTGCCGTTTGGATATCCGGTGTTGCCAGCCTCTTTTTCGTTGGGTTTGTTGGTTTAGCTTCTTCTTCAGTTTTCTATTCAAAATATCTCTTATTTGATCCAACCTGGATAATTATATCTACTGTATTAGTATTTAGCCATGGCGCATTTGTACAATTTTATAATACGTATAAACAAAAGCAGGAGATAAAGAAACAGTTTGGAACTTATGTTTCACCTGACTTAGTTAAACAATTACAAGATGATCCATCATTACTTAAGCTTGGTGGAGAAAGAAAAGAGATGAGTTTTATGTTTATGGATATATGTGGCTTTACTCCAATTAGTGAGCATTATAAAAATAATGATGATCCGGAAGGTCTTGTGGAACTAGTTAATAAATTTTTAGACTTACAAACAAAGATAATACTAAATAATGGTGGAACGGTTGACAAATATATGGGTGACTGTATCATGGCGTTTTGGAATGCTCCTTTACCCTGTGATAACCATGCCGATATGGCTGTTAAAACGTCAATTGAAATAATAGAAGCAACAAAAAAATTAAATGAAGAACTTAAACCTCTCAACCTTCCTCCTATCAATGTTGGCATTGGTGTCAATACAGGTGAATGCATCGTCGGAAACATGGGATCAGAAGTTAGATTTGACTATTCCGTCATTGGAGATGCCGTCAACCTTGCAGCTAGACTCGAAAGCCAAACACGCAATTACGATGGGGTGGACTTGTTGCTATCATCCTTCACTCGTGAAAGCTGTACATCTGGAGAATTCTCTAAAGTCGATACCATCACTGTTAAAGGAAAGACAGAGCCCGTCACCATTTACACTGTCAATTAAGAAAGACTGGTTAGAACCAGCTGATTGGTATTGGTGGGCTGCTTTAACTCTTGTAAATATCGCTGATGTTGATTCTACAAATAAAGCAATGCAGTATGAATGTGTATATGAAGCCAATCCTCTACTACCAAAGAGACCGTCACTAGAAAGATTGGTAGTACATAAAGCAATTACATTATATCCAATTTATCATCCAGACTATAATAAATATGTTGTAGAAAATAAAGACATTATGTGGGCAACAGGAATGATAGCTTTAGTTGCTTATCATAATTATAAAATAATTGATAAAGTTAAAAAATATCCGGAACAATGTCCTAGAGTAGGCACTATTTAGGGTCTAATAAATAGTTGAACTAACACATAATCTATTATATAATACACGGAGTAAATATGTACGATAAACAAAAAGTAATTGATCAATTAAAAATTGACGAAGGTATAGTTTATGAGATCTACAAAGATCATTTAGGTTATCCTACATTCGGTATTGGTCATTTAGTATTAGATTCAGATCCTGAATACGGACAAGAAGTAGGAACACCAGTTTCGGAAGAAAGATGTTTAGAAGTCTTTGATCATGATCTTGAAGTTACTGTTAATGAGTGTAAAGTATTATTCCCTGACTTTGATGAGAAGTTAGACGAAGTGCAAGAAATACTTATTAATATGATGTTTAATATGGGAAGAACTCGATTAAGTAAATTTAAAAAATTTATTGGAGCTCTTAATGAAGAAAATTATGATGAGGCAGCTAATCAAATGATGGACTCAAGATGGTATCATCAAGTAGGCAATAGATCAGTAAGGTTAGTTGAAAGAATGAGAAATGCAGGATAAAAAAAGCATCCAACAACAAATTGACGAAAAAATAATTACCGTAAGAGATTTTGCTCTTTCGATTGAATCCTTTGTAAACGATAAAAAAATTGGCTACTTAGACGCACTTACACATTATGCCGATCAAAATAATGTTGAGATTGAAACTATAGCTTCCTTAGTAAAGAATAGCCATGTATTAAAAGCTAAGCTTGCTGCTGAATCTGAAGGTAAAAAACTATTAAAGGCATCAGGTAATAAACTACCTATCTAATGAAAAGTTTTGTTATTAGAAATCTTCTTTCAAGAGAAGAAGTAGATCATCTTTGTTCAAGTTTTAATACTGATTGGGAAAGAGCTACTGCAATAGAAAGTAATGGTCTTGATGTAACAATTGATGCGTCAAGAATAACAGAACAAGTTCTTTTACCATTTCATAAGCTAGGACCTATTCCTGCTAAAATTATAAAAAAAGCTAATATGCTTTTTAATAAAAAACTTTATACTAATGAGTATATTAGTATTCTTAAGTATGATTCCAGGTTAAAGGCAAAATTTGACTATCATACTGATGATATTGATTATACCGTGCATGTAGATAATCGTGGTAGAAAAATTTCTGATCCAGAAGATTTTTTTATTGTTAACTCACGCCCTAAAAGAAAAGTCTCAATAACAGTTGCACTAAACAATAAAAGCGATTATAATGGAGGTGACTTTAAAATTCAACCTGATGGAGACCGTAAGAATCATTATGAGTCAGTTTCCAATAATGTTGATTTAAATTTAGGTGACGCTGTTATATTTGATTCAAGGATGTATCATGGAGTTACTCCTGTTACTGAAGGTATTAGATATTCAACTATTATATGGTTATATGATTTAGAGGAATTTTATGATTGGTGGAGTGAAAATGATCAAATCCCTTCAGAGGGATACGAAAGATTTAAGAGGTACTATGAAAAGTACGATATCCCCTTATGAGGTTTATATAAAATATCTTGCTCTTAAGCAGCATTTTACTACAGAACATTATAATTACTTTACATACAATGGTAAGGTAAGAGCATCAGAGCATGCTTTTAATATTAGAAAAGACAAATATTTCTTTATGAAGTTATCTAAACATAAAGATGTAGAAAATTTTTTATTAGCTAATATCGTCGATGGCGATAAAGACTTCTGGATTGGTGAATTGAGAGAAACAGCACCAGAAGACGTTTATAGAAAATGGAAAAAAAGACAAGAGGCTTTAACTTATACATATAAAAATGAGTTAGAAAATCTTGATAAAGATTTTGATAAAAACTTTGTTGTCGAAAAGTATGGACATCCTCATTTGTTGAGACTATACTTAAGGAATGAGGTATGTATCGAAACAATGTGCATATTAGATATGCTAGTTAATTATAGTAAAACCTGGAATAAATTTTTACAAAAAGACTTGATCTGGGAAGATAAATATACTATAATAACCAAGTATAGGCCGTTCCTATCTATTGATCTAGATAAGTTTAAGGCCATTACTTTGGATTATTTTAATGATAGATAAACCGCAAATAAACCGCAATATATACCGCAATACGCAAGGAGAAAAATATGTCGCAATCATTTGAAGCACTTAAGAAGAACTCGGCTTCTGAGCTAAACAAACTCACCGAGGCACTCACTAAACTGGATAGCAGTCCTAAGAAGCAGAACGGACCAGACGATAGAATCTGGAAACCTGATGTGGATAAAGCAGGTAACGGCTATGCAGTAATCAGATTTTTACCAGCACCAGAAGGTGAAGACGTTCCATTCGTTAGAGTTTGGGATCATGGTTTTCAAGGCCCTACTGGACAATGGTATATCGAAAAATCTTTAACTACTATTGGTCAGAAAGATCCTGTATCTGAGTATAATACTATGCTTTGGAATTCAGGTATTGAAGCTAATAAAGATTTAGTTAGAAAATATAAAAGAAGGCTTTCTTTTTATTCTAATATCTATATTGTTAAAGATCCTACTAGACCTGAAAATGAAGGTAAAGTATTCCTCTACAAATATGGTAAAAAGATCTTTGAGAAATTAAATGATCTTATGAATCCACAATTTGAAGATGAAAAACCTGTTAACCCGTTTGACCTTTGGGCTGGAGCTGACTTCAAGCTTAAAATACGTAATGTAGAAGGTTACAGGAATTATGATAAGTCGGAATTTGATAGTCCAGCTCCGCTGAGCAGTGACGACAGCTTACTTGAAAATGTTTGGAAATCAGAGCATGCTCTTAATGAGTTTACTACTGCCGAAAACTTCAAGTCATATGATGAATTAAAGACTAAGCTCTATAGAGTTTTGGCTTTAGGTGAAACAGCTGGAACTGTTGCATCAGCACCTCAACCTCAACCTGAGGCAGTTGCACCATCAATTCCAACTACGTCAGCTGACGAAGATGTTCCTCTTTCTTCTGATTCTGATGATGACGACACAATGTCGTTTTTTCAAAAATTAGCTGAATAGCTAATTCTCTTCTGGGGGCGGTATCATGCTGCCCCATTTTTTTGTTTGAGCGCCTATAGCTCAATTGGATAGAGCAACAGCCTTCTAAGCTGTAGGTTCCAGGTTCGACTCCTGGTAGGCGCGCCAATTATTTTGAAACGTGAATTACTGCAGGTTGATATGAACCAAGTTGACCTTGGTATGGAGTTGTTATTTGAGTGTTATCAATTACTGATGTACTACCTTCCATAACGTTAACTTGTTGAGAATATAATATTTCACTAACTACTGAATTTTTTAAAGCACTTACTTGATCAGGTGTTATAGGCATACCTCTTACAGCTAGACCTAATGATTCTGATAATTCTGATATAGCCCTAAGATTATTTGGATTAATTTTATCTAACGCTTTACCGAATCTAGATAGAACAGTAAAATTAGCGTTCTCACCTATATTTTTATCTTGTAAAAGTATAATAGCTCTTTTAAGAGCAGGAACAGCTCTTTCGAAATTAGCTAGTTTATTTTCATCCAAATTCTTATACTCATCTAGTGCTTGCCCTAGAAGCTGAAAACCGGTTGCAGTATCTTGTAATGGATTTCTAAATAGTCCAGCAAATGATTTTACTGCAAAATCCCATGAAATTAAATATTTGTCAAAGGCACTCATATCAGATTCATTTTGAAATACATCACTTAAGCCTTCTCCCCTTGCAGCTGTTACTAATGTATATAGAGCAGTACCTATACCTATAAATTTATCTACATCAAAATCTTCTATATTTTGAAGGCTTTGAAGACCCTCAGCTACTTCATTTAGCACATTTATATTATCACCAAAGAAACCACCTTTACCTTTTGCCAAAACTTTTAAATTATATGTACCCATATAGGTAACACTGTCATTAATACTTGATAATGCCTTTCCTACTTCTTCAAAGTCACTAGCTACTAAATCAGCATTTCTTACTAAAGATGTAGTACCGTCTGGATTTAATACCTCTTTAGTTGCATTAGTAAACATCATTATTTCATTAATACCGTCAGCTACATCTTTAAACGAGCCTGAGTCTAGCCACTTCATAGCTCCTACATTAATATAATTCATTTGCTTAAGTAAATTACTTAAACCTACACCTAACACAGTTAATGCAAATGATGCATCATCTGGATTCTTTATTTCAGATAATGTAACAATACCGTCTGCTAAATGCCCTAAAGCATTACCTTTACCTATTCTTTCAATTACTTTAGCACCGTCTTTAAAATCACTTCCAAAAAATCTTTCAGTATCTACAAATGTTAATAAGAAGCTTCCAATTGCATCACCAGCGTTTAATAGATTACCTTTAAGATCACTTAAATCACTAAGACCGTCTAAATCACGTAGTCCTTCAGAAAGATTTTTTAAATCAGCTCCACTTAAAATTTGAATTGCTATAGAAGCTTTAAATTGGTTAAGTTGCTTCATTAAATAGCCTAAACCATCAGCAGCATCTTTTAAACCTTGTTGATCAAAGTCAGTTTCACTTAAAACTGTCATACCTCTGGCTATTTCTTCAAATGCTACGCCAGAGAATATTTTTAATCCTATAGCACCTAAACCTGTAGTTGATGTAGATAATCGATATATTGCTTCTTGAAGTACTTTAAAATTTTCAGCATCTAAATCAGTATTATTAAGGGCCTCAAGCCCCATTGCCATATCTATAAATGCAGCTCCTGAAAATATTCTAAGACCTCTTGCACCTCTTATACTAACATCATCAGTTAAATTGTTTATTGCTTGATTTAAATTTTTAAAATTATCAGCTGTAATATCTAGTTTATCAAGAGCATCTAAACCTGTAGCAACGTTTTGTAACCCGGTACCAAATTTATCTACTGCCATTGCCCCTAGATAAAGAGCACCAGTTATAGCCGCTAATCCTAAACCAACACCACCTAATAGACCTAAAGCAGCACCACCTAATGTTCCTCCAGCAGCTCCACCTGCCATAGCACCACCAGTTCTAGCTGCAATACCACCTAAAGCTGCACCCCCTAGGAAACCACCGCCACCTTTTTTACCTCCTAAACGCTCTAAGGATTTTTCAAGTTTTAATAATTTCTTTTCTAATGCTTCTACCTGAGCACCTGAACTTGGAGTTACCTTTACACCTATAGTAGCATTTGTAGAGCTATTAGTACCGGTTTTTGAACCTCCAACACCTTCTTCCATTAACTCTAAAGAAAGTTGTTTAAATGGTAATAAACTATCATTGATAGATAGTAGAGATTTGTTTACTTCTTTGTAAACTGCTAATTGTTTTTCGCCTATTGCATGACTTGCATCAAATTCTTCTCTTAAAACTTCTATAAGAGAAAAATTACTATTTTCAACTGCTGCACTAAGCTTATTAATACGCATTACTTGCTGACCAATAAGGCCAAACACTTGCGAGTTTGTTTTTAAATCACCAGAACCTTTAGGCAAAGGTCTTTTACCAATTTTAGGTTGGTTAAAAGTACCACCGCCTTTATTGTCCTCAGCCATTTACTATTTTCCGAATGCTTTACCAGCTTCACTAATACCAAAAGCACCAAGTGTTACTACAACAAATGATGTGTAAATAGTATCAGATATAACTAGATCTTGACCCATGAATGCTGTAACTAAGTCACAGATACCAAACACAGTCATTAAACTAAATGAAATAAAACCTATTATTGCTTTTTCATTTACGTCATTATCATCTAAAAATAGATCCATGAATTTTCTTTTAGGTGGAGCTAGCTGCTTTCTAGCCGCTTCTGCCTCATCTTTTAATTCTTTTATTACATCTTCTTGGCTGTCAATCTTTTCGATTAGAGCCATATACTTATCAAGATCTATTTCAACTTCATTTCTGTCATTATCTTTTGCCATTATTTGTTCCTCTTTCTTGCTTCCTCTTGAGCTTTCAAATAATCCATTAACATTTCTGTATATAACTCTCGCTCAAACGGATACATATTTTCAATCTCCGTTAAAGAGTATTTATGATGCTGCATAAGGTTAAACTGCAATTGATAATGAGAACCTAAGTCCGTGTGGCTTAGGCTAACATAAAAAAATCACTCAACCCTTTCAGCTCCTTTATTACTGTCTCACCTTTACTATTTTCATATTTTAATTCACCATAAATGTATGGTGCTGACGCCATAAATTCTTGTACCTTTGCAAAGTTTGCTGTCGACAAACTTGAATAAAATTCTTCTCTTTCTTCATCAGTATAATCATCTAGTAAAAATACTTCTTCACCATCTTTTGAGTAAACTGACTCAATAACACTTCCTACTAGCTCTACAGCAATTTGACTTGCTGGTTTATCTGATAATGCTTCTTTACTAAATTTACCTATTGTATTATATGAAGGGTATCTCAACTTAATCATATAAGTATCATTAAGTTCTATTTTACTTTCAGCCTCTTTAGTAGCGAATTTAATTTCCATATCATCTAAATCAAATTCAGCTTTATCCCAAACTGGCTCTTCTTCTGTTGATAACTCTTCGTCTTTTATGTTTAAAGTAATAATTTGATTAACTGATATTGCTCTTAATTTAATAAATAAATACTCTAGTTCAAAAGTATTAAGAAGTTCAACTTTTGTTTTATCTAATACACAGTTATTAATAACTTGTATAATAGCTTCAATAATACTCTTATCTTTCTCTTCTTGCTGTGCAAAAAGTAAGATCTTTTCTTCTTTTACTGTAAAAGGTCTAACCTTAACAGATTTTTTACTCACCGGCAATTCAATATTAAATTGAGGTGCATCAATTTTAGGTAACATAATATTTCTCCATATTAAAATTTATCAGCTTCTGAACCACCCGTAAATCCAGAGCCTAGAGTTTTTGCATTATTCAATAAGTTTAATGCATCTTGAACGTTTGAAGGTTTTTCAAAACTTTTTACTACTTCTACTGCCCCTTTCATTTTTGATATAAATTGGAATAAGTTTAAACCTCTATCCCCGTCTTTACCAGAAGGAGCTTTTGTAGTAGATGGTATAATTCCTCTGTAGCTTAATTGTAATGATATAGTAGTTAGCTCATTATTTTGCTGCCAACCTAGTTCAATTGTACCTAGATTAGATATAATAGCATCTATTACTCTATAATTAACTATTTTATTCTCTCTAGGATCATAAATTTCTATATCTAAATCCATAGCATAATCATCAAAATACCCGACCTGTCCAAAAAATGCTTCAGTCCCTTCTTTCATTTTTACAGTATCTAAACCTGCAGGCTGGTATTGTACGTGAGCTAATGCCCAATTATTAAGAAAATCTAAAACTAAATTGTTGTTGTCTAAAAATAATTCTACAGCTAATGTACTTGGCACATAATTATTAGCTCTTCTTTCTATTGGTCCAAAGCCTTGTCTTTTTATTTCTGTAGTAGCTATAGTAAGGTTTGGTACTTGAAATTTATATCCTAAAAGACTTAAAGCATCTAAATTTTCAGTCCCTGCAAATGTATTAATTTGTGACGGGTTTTTAGCTGAAAATTTTAAACGGCATAAATTAGGAACTTGCAGTCCACTCATTCCATGTACTTTTGCTTTTATATCATTTACATTGAAAGCCATTACTTATTCCATTTAACGTTGGATTCTCTCCAAACTGTCTGTCTGTTTGCTCTAACAAATCTTTCTAAAGGTAATTGCAATAATATATCCCACTCTTGTGGATGTACTTTAAGCATTTTACCCCTTATATTAGTATTTAGGTACTTTTTAAAACATGGCTTCCAATATTTCTTAGGTACGTTTAAATTTTGCACTTTAGTATAATCTATATCCACGAATGCTTTTTCTCCTAATACTGATGGTATATTATCAACAGTTATTTGATCTTCACTTAAATACCTGTATAATTGTGATAATAATATTGCTCTTTCAAGATATGGTAAGTAATGAAAATTAAGACCAAGTATAAATTCAGGTTGAATATCTAATAAAAGTATTAATGGGTACCTATCATAATAAGGAAGCTTTTTTTCATTTTCAGCATTTTTGGGATAATAATTAAAAAGAAAAATATCACCTGGTTTAAATGGCAATTCAGACTGTAAGTTGTCCTTTATATCTTTTCTATCTAAAATACGATTAGGTCTTTGATTCTCGATCTCTTTAGCTTTACTTATAAAATATTCTCTTGAACGCTTATTAACACTTGCAGCTATATTAAGTAAAGCAGCGTCTTTTAATACTTTTTGAAATAAAAATTTTAATGCCATTACTTGATCCCTAATTCTTTTTCAGTCATAATTTTAAAATCCCATCCTCTATCTTTACAATAGCTTTGAGCTGCTATCCATTTTGCTTCATTGATACCATATGCTTTAACTTCAGTTAGATACTTCTTATTAGGTTTGGCTGACATCTTTGGCGGTATAGTTTGCTTATATGGTTTAACTTCAATTAATGACTCTTTTATTCTTCCGTTTATTTTTCGTTTAACATAAAAATCTGGATAATATCTGTGTCTTCTATTATCGATAGGGCTTTTATAAGGTATAGCTATCTCTTCACTTGCCCATCCAATAACATCAGGATGACTATCTAAATAAGACATGAGTTTACATTCCCATAAACTTCTATAAATAATGTTTGTAGGGTTACCTAAATACTTGTAATAATTTTTAGGTTTAAATTTACCTTTATAAGCCATAAGTATATTTATAGGATACATTTAATGTCA